ATCGGAGATCTTCTCCGCGACCGCGCCGTGCTCCGCAGTTGCAATCATGTGATCAGTATTTGCAAGTACCAATTGCTGATCAAGTTCTTTCGCTTTCTCTTGCAAGACCAGCAATGCATATTCAGCCTCGTAGACATCAGCCTCCGCAGTTGGTGTTGCCGTCCCAGCAGCAGCCTTTGCCTTGTCGAGCACTTCCTGTGCGCCAGTCATGGCAACGTCTACTTCTTGCCGCTCTGCAAGTGTGCCTTCCGCGTTGGCAATAATCTCTGCCTTACGGTCAGCGAGAGCCATGACATACGTGCCGCGCTCGTCCGGGGTCATGCCCTCGATGGTGTCGAGTTTCGCAGCAATGCGGTCGCGCTGTGTTTGTTCTAGACCCTCGCTCCAGTTGGAGCGAGCCTTCATTGCATCGGAGTGAGTCTGTCGGACGATACGCTCGCGGTCAGTCTCCGGACGAAATGCATCGTTACGGTTAACAACAGCCTCGCGCAATGCCAGACCGCCACTAGAAGCAGCACCGCTAGCACCACCAGAAACGGAAGCCACCGCCATACTGTAAAGAGCGTCATTGACATCCTGACCTAAAGGTGCGTAAGTGAATGGTGAGTTTGCTATGCCTGCAAATAATTCTTCGCCTGCTTCTTCAAAACCAGAAATGCCTGCAACCTGAGCACCTCGATAGATGAACCCCGGAGTGAAGTTCATCACGCCTTCATTAGCAGCAGTGAACAACCGACCAGCCTTAGAGCCACTACGGCGAACAACCTCTGTTGCCGCCTTGGCTGCGCCAGTCTTAGCGAACTTGTTGGTTGCAAACCTAGCAGCCGATGACGTACCAACGCCCTTGGCAACCTTACCGATGAACTTTGCGCCAAACGCAGCACCACCCGCTTCGGCAGTGGTTTCAATGATTGCGCCGATTTCAGCGCGTCTGCCCATTTCAATTGGATCAAACTCTGAAAGCGGTTCACCTGCTAATGCTTGGTCGTAACGCCGCTGCTCAAGATCATCAATGTAAGCCAACATACTAGTGGTATACGATGACATTGGAGTAGTAACTTGTGATGCCAACATCGCTGGCAACAACGCTCCTCCGGTGGCGAGGGTTCCAGCCGTAACAGCAAGTGAGGGAGCCGACTGACCAATACCACGGGATACGTCACCCATGAATCCTTCTTGTTGACCTTGAGACAAACCTTGTTGGGTTCCCCTCAACGCAATGATCTCAGATTGCAAGTCCTGTGGAGATGCGGTCAGACCAGAGCCAGCAGGCTCGACAGCCATTGACAACTGTTGAGACAAATTGCGCTTGGTTAACTCAATAATTGCCTCTTCATATGGAGTCTTTGGAGATGGACTCAACCAATTAGCAATCGCCTCTGCTGGTTTCATCAACGACCGAATAAATTCTGCTCGCAATGATGGAGTTGCGATTACAGAAGCAGCCTGACTCATTTGCTGCTGCGAGCCACGTGCTACCTCACGCAAGTTCAAACCTGCCCACGATGTGTCGGGCATCATGGTTTCAAACTCATTTGACGCAGCCGCTGATGCAATCAAATCCTGATCAGCAGTCGAAGATCCCGGAGCGGTATCCTTACCAGTCATCAATGCATATGAATTTTCAAGTGCTTGACCTAGATAATCAGTGATATCAATACCGTCTTTCGGCGGTGTTGGCGCAGCAGAAATTGGCTTTGCTAGGATGCTCGACCAATCATCAAGGGTTTGTTGTAATGATGTCATTTAGTTTTTCGGCTTTAACCTTGCGACAATGCCAAGCCATTGATTGAGCATATTGTTTGCAAGCATTCCCTTTGCACGGAACAGACGTTCAGTTGTAGTGTTTACGTCATTGAGGATATTGCCCGTATCGTCCATTGAAATACCAGCCTCTTCTGCTAGTGATCGAATGGTTGCTTCCCTTTCATCTTGAGGAGCATATTGCGTTTGTTGTCTACTAGGAGCATTCGCTGTGTTTCTACTTTTGCGCTCTGTTTCGCGCTGTGTCTTTGCTGTCTTTGCCTCTTCAGGTGTCAAACCAATCAACACATCAACCTCAGCCAGTTTGCGTTCTGACTCAGCATCGCCTTGCGCAGCCCGTGCTCGCATCTCAGCGATTCGTGCCTGCTGGCGTTGCGCTGCATATTGAGCATCCACTTGTGCCGATGTTCCTCGCGCCTGCTTGAGAGCAAGGTCAGCCTCAGACATATCTGGTGCATATGCAGCACGGTTCGCCCCAAAGGCAGCACGTGCTTCAAGGTCGCCAATCTTTGCTTCAGACATTCGAGTAGCCTGCTCGCGCTCTTGCTGACTGCGCTGCATCTGCGACATCGTTCCACGGATCTGCTGTGCTTCAGGTGCTTGATTGCCAGCAACCTGATTGGGCTGCATCATCGGCGGTGGACTCATTGCTTGCAGGCGGCGATCAAGCGCGTTGGAAACCATTGCAATATCAGCCTGACCAAACGGCATTGACCATCCAATCTCGCGGCTAATAGCCATTGATCGCTGCATCAAGAACTGGATTTGCTGCGGACGAGGTAACTGAGCAATGTTCTGATATCCAACATCGGTGATTGTCGTATCGGCAAGATCGTCAATTGCTCCCGGGTTAGACTGACTGGCGTACCACGATGGGAAACTAGCAGTACGCCGAATGCCGCCAACTGGTGGAGTTAAATACGCGAAGCGATTATTGCTTGCCATTTTCCTACGCAACTCTTGAACATATTGCGCTTTAAACTCTTCAGGAATTGAATCATCATCCATGATTCCTTCCGCTTGAGTAGTCAACATTTCATTCTTGTTCTTTGCCCAACTCTCTGCCTGCGCTTGCCCAACTTGCAACGAAGCCTGATCAGCAGCCTTAGCCATCTCGCGCATGACCTGTTTGTCACCAGCCTTAAACTTGTCGTACATCGACTGAACCATTGAGTACGTACCGCGTGGGTCGTTCTCCATGTTCATCGCCGCGTAGTCCATGAAGCCCGGTACTGATGATTCCATTTCCTGCGCCATCTTCTCGACCGCAGGCATGAGCCTTTGAGACTCCTGCTGATTGCGCATCTGCTTTGCCATCGCGATACGCGCTTGTGCGCGAGTCTGCAAGCCAGCCGTCCACTGTTCCTGCGACATCCGAATGGCTTGACGCTGACCACGCTTGTCCGTAAACAGCGCAGCCGGAGTGCCGTCAGGCAACGTGCCAAAGTCCAAAGCCTCAAGACCCGTGTAATACCCATGCTGAATGGCAGCATCGACCGCCTCATACGTGCCGTATGGAGCGATCTGGCGTGAGCCACGATGGTCAAGCGCAGCAGCCTTGAGAGCCTTATCGTCCATTAATGGATCAGGCTGTTCAGCCTGTTGAGCCGGACGCATGAAACCGTCAGCAGGCGGTTGAGCCATGCCCTCGTCCGGTCCAATCATTGGACTTTCTGGACTTGGCGGTCCCACAAGTTCTTCTGGAGTCATTGGACTTGGCTTTGGTAGTTGAGACATTATGACATTCCCATAATTTTGCGAACGCGATCAGCCGCTGTAGTTGGTGTTTGTGAATCAGCCGCTGTAGTTGGTGTCAATGAGAATCCCGGCTGAAAGCCAAATGGTTCTTCGATGACTTTCTTCGTTGGAGCCGACACGCCAGTGGAAATACCAGACATATCTGGCATTTGCATACCAACCGCTCGATCTGCTTGTGATCGATAGATGTCTTCCTTGGTCTTCATCTCAGACTTGGTCTTTAAGTCTTCTTGGGTACGCGCAAACTTTTGCTGCTCCGCCTGTATAGCGTTGTCCAATTGCTGTTGCATCGGGCGTGACGCGCCAAGGAAACCACCAGCCAATGAACTGTATTCATTGCCGGGTTTATAGGCTTGGATGCCACTGGCTACACCAACAAGAAAGTTGCCAGCAAATGTCTTTGCACCATCCATGAACGCATCCCATCCAGACGAAGGTGGTGGCGTTAATGACTTGCCAACCCCCTTTGATTGAATAGGGAAGTTAGAGATTGCTTGCAGCCCAGTACCCATACCAAACATTTTGTTGTCAGCCATAGTGTTTCCTTATCCGAGTGCTGCGCCTGCGAGTTTGCTTGCGGCTGCTCCACCTATTGGACCGCCGATCATTGTTCCAGCCGCTCCAGCAGCCGCTCCAACAAGCGCACCACCGATTTGATTTCCAGAGTTAATGCTCGCTTGAGCCGATGCCATCTGCTGTTGATACTGACCAGAGATCGCAGCAGTGCCAAGTTGTTGACCAACTTGGTAACCCGCCTGCTGGGTCTGAAGAGCACCCTGCGTGTATCCCTGATACTGGTTGCCAAGGTATTGCGCTGCGCCCAACCCGGCACTCAACGTTGTCTGACCAGCCTGTGCTTCCATGTTTGCCATCGAGTTAGCAGTGGACTGCTGTGCAGCAGCAAGGATCTGCGCGTACTGCTCGTTGACTGCGCCAGCCTGCAACGCACCTTGACGGGCAACAGCCTGCGTCTGAGCCTGACCGAAGGTGGTATTCGATAGTCCCATCATTAAGCCCTGCGCTGTCGATTGTCCAACAGCCTTGTCAGTGGACTGCTGCAACAACGCCAAGGTCGCATCGCGACCAGCAGACAGCGTCTTGAAAGACTCAGCAGATGCTGCGCCGAACGCTGCACGGCTTTGAGCCATCGTGTCGGCGTACTGCTTGACGGATTCGTTGTATTGCTTGGAGTACACATCGGCGTTGTTCGCTCGCTCGTCCTCAAACTTACCAATGAGAGTGGCGTAGTTGCCCTCTTGGGTTACACGCTCCGCTGCGTAAGCCTTCTTCATCTTCTTCGTAGCCTTGCGCATTGCCGACTCGCCGCCGAATAGGTTTCCAAAGAGTCCCATTAGTATGATCCCTTCACGTTCTTTGTGTGTTGCATCGGGTCGATCAGCGCAGCCATGCGCTCAATTGCCCAAGGCACTCCGTAACTATCGATGCGAGCGAAGACTGCTTGATCGCGGATGCGGCATCGAAGCGCGTCATTACGACCAGATTGCAACTCGCCAATCTGGATGGAGTTTGTGTTGTTGTACGTTCCGCTGCTCACGACAACACGCGGAGATGGAGACGAACCCGGCAGGTTCGGCAACGGGTAAGTAGTTGGAATGCCATCGCCATAAACATAAACACCGCCGGGGGTATCAAGCGAAGTGTCAGGCAATGATTCATCACGGGTAAACAAACTTGCAATAGTGCTTGGATCAACTTGATTTTGAATTTTCCAAGCATTGCTTGGAGCAACTCCGGTGTTGTAAATTCGGTTGTCGCCAAACGCGTATGTTCGCACTGTTGAATCGGTGATCAACGTATCAAGCGTGGTGTAGGTATGAGGAGCAATTGACTGCGGATAGGCGTTGTCAATGCCCTCTGTAAATGATGGGCTAGAAGGATTTTGTAGCCCAAACTCATACGGACTTTCTGCGTCCCAAATGTATGCGGTTACCGCAGCGGATGTTGTTGGAATGTAAGCGGTAGCAGCAGGAGCAACTTCTAGTTGTGCGCCCCAAACCGCTGCTCCAATAACGCCATTACCAGTCTGACCATTTAGAATTGCTAGTTGTCCACTGACAGTATCTGAAGGTGATGTACCAGTTACTTCAACGCGCCACCAATTATTTGGATAAGACGTAACACGTGTTGAAACATTCGTCCATGTGTTTCCAGAATTTATAATGACACTTGATTGCAATGTTTGCTCAGAGAATTGAGCCACTAAATAGCGACGTACATTACTAGCGTCATAAGAAGCAATAAAAATGTCAGTTTTGGCTGTTGATCCAATTGATTTTATCCATACAGAAAATGTATAGGCAGTTGTAGGACTAATTGCCAATTGTTGAGCCGTGTATGCATTTCTGACGGGCGTACCATTGTTCCAAATTAACGTCTCTGCTGTCAATGTCCCATCCGGAGCAAGAACATTATTTGGAATGAATAACGTAGTGTTGCCCAACGCCCACGGAGATGTCGTTAACTCTTGCGAACGCAACAATAGGTTTGTCCGAGAATCATAAGGAACTCCGCCATCCAGAACCACAGCCGGGAACGATGGGTCATACGTGACCGTAACGTTGACGATTGCTTCACCGATTGCCTCCTCTGCTGTTTGACCAGACAGAATAGATAGGAATGGTCCAGTCAATCGGACGTTTGGCGTATTGAAATCAACTACTTCCTGCGGCTCATCCATCGTCAGTTCAACACGCATATCGCGCAGCATGACCTGAGATAGATTCGGAGAAACAACCGGACCAATCGTTAATGAACTAACGATCTTCTGCGCAGCAGCGTCATCGTTGTCTACTACGAATGGACTTCCTGCTCCTTTATAACCAGTAGCGGCTTGACCATCAACACCAGATGTCAGGTTACGATCAAACCAGCCAAGGTAACCGCTTGTACTTCCAAGTGCTAACACAGGTGATCGAGCGTCACCAAATGGGAACTCGCCAATGCATGATGGTGCTTGGAAGTCTGTCCACCCTGTGCGGATTGCCCAGAATGAATCGGTCGCTTGACTATAAACAAGGTGCGTACTGCTCGATGGCAAGTCAGTGCGCGACAGAATGCAATAGATGTTCTGGATTTCAGGGTCAAACCCAAGCGAGCAATCTAACTTGTCAAACTTCTGCGACTGGAAGAACGAGTCAAGCCGACCGCTAGTAATGCGACCGGACTGTGTCACTTGGAATTCGTTTGGGCGGACGCGATACAAGCCATCCTGCGCCATGATGTACACCGTCTGAGCATCCGACACACACCATGCCTTGGCAGACACAATGCCGACTGATCGTGACAACTCAATCATGCGAGCCTGCGTGTCGAACACAGGATCAGCAGATAGATAGGTCATTGTATGCCGACCAGCAAAGAGCAGCCCACTTTCTGCCATTGGTATCAGCGCAACAATCGGCTCACCGGGAATGGAGAACTTGGTTGACAAGTTGCCAGCAACAGCATCATCGTTTGCAGTTCCAGAACCGGGAACCCAATCGTCAACGTCATTGATCTTGCTAAGGAACCAGTTGTTCGGAGACGGGGTGAAACCGCTCAATGCCAAGCGACCGCCAAAGCGAACTAGCAAACTAGCACGTGCGCCTGCTTCTGCTTTGGCAGTACCGACATTGATTGCTGGTGATTTAATGGTCATCTCTGGACCACTTACAATCCATGTCAATCCATTTGTAGTACCAGTACTTGTGGCGATTACTGCTCCACCAACTGTCCTTGATAATTCAACTTCAGTACTACTAATTACTGTTTTTACATAAAAGGTTTCTTGGAATGAATATCCAGTAATTGTCCCCTGACCACCACCACCAGCAAATGTTCCAGTAGCAACAACTGCTTGATTAAGAACTAAAGGTGTTCCGGTAAACAACATATGCCCAGTGTTATTAACAGTTACACCTGATAACAAAGTTCCCCAGAACTCAACGACCGCTGACCCGTTTGCTACCGTGATATTCATCCGGCGGTACTTTTCGCCATCCGCAAAGTAAGCGTAGTTGCCAAAGATTGCAACAGAGATGTCTCCGCTTGAATTTAACTTAGAGGTTGATGCGGCGTATGTCGCTTTGGTTGGCGAAGTTTCACCCGGATCAATGATGTACACCTCGCCACCAGCAACAATGACGCAGCGTTGTCGGAGCACCGTTGTTGCACCACCAGCAACATACGCATCAGCGCGGACAATGGCTTGCACCTTGCGCGTGACCGTTGGACCAGTGTCATTGAACTCAAACGCGCCAAGCAAAGCCCTGCGCTGACCAAGTCGCTGCTTTCCTTTGTATGCGTCATACGGCAGCACGTTCAACGAGTCGAGCGTGAAGCCGGGAGGCAATGTGGAATATGCACTATCAACGTGCAATCCGCGTGAAGGAAGAGTGATTGGTAGGTAAGGCATTACCCGATTACAACCTTTGCAATGCTGAACCAAAACGCTGTAATACCCGCAAGACTTGAGTTAGTAATCGATATAGTCACCGTTGATGATGGCGGTGCAAACGTAGATGTGGCGGCGGGAGATGATGCCCAAGTAGCCGTACCTACAGCACCGTAAATATCTTCAATTTTTACTTTCAAACTGTGCGTGGAAGGAACAGCAATTGTTATGGTTGCTGTTCTTGGACCGCCAACTGCCGTACTAGTTGAAGTAAAACGATACCAATATTCAACGTCATTTTGGTTTGCAGTAATTGTTAATGCAATAACTGGCGGACTTGTGTTTGCTAATGCAACTCCAGTCAAGGCTGCAAGTGCGCCTGTATATACCGCATTGCCATACGCAGTACCAGAAAGACCTAGTGCAGTTTTTGCCGTACCAGAAATACCAGCAGTAAGTGCAGTCACGTTAGCAGTTGCGCCAGTGCTGTTTCCAAGCACAGTCAATGTTGCAATTTGTGCAAGTTTGCCAACGGTTACCCCATTGTCTGCTAGGGCAGCACCAGCGACCGATCCTGCTGGAAGAGTAACTGCTCCAGCAGTAACAGTGAGCGCATTTGATGCAGTTACAAGCCCACTAACTGTGAGTGGAGTAGTAACAGTAGTCAGTGCATTTTCGACCGCTACGCGCTGAACTCCGTTTGTGGTCACACTAAGATTGTCCGCACCAGTTGAATAAACTCCAGTGTTGGTGTCACCAGAAAATGTCAACGATGGAGTACCAACAACTCCGGCAGGAATAGTTAACACGCCACTTGTTGTACCTACGGTAAGACTTCCACTGAGCGTCAAATTGGTAATCGACAGGCTTTCAGTAGCACTCAACGTATCAAGGCGTTTCCATGCGGTCCACGCTGATGTAGTAGCGCGAGCACGAATAAATCGTTTGCACGGTGTCAACGATGTCGTTAACTCTTGAATAACAATGGTGCTAGACGGGACAGTAACTAAAAGAATAGAACTGCCATCAGTTGTAGTGCCATTAAAATCTGCTGCTGGTGGTACGTTCGTATAAGTAACTCCGCTTAACAGCGGATACCGACCCTGCACAATTGCGGTATCAAGATTGTTTCCAGCATCAACAGGAAACTCTGTGTAGGTCGAGTTGACATATGCAAGCGAAGTCCAAGGAGTTGAACCATTGCCAATCTTGAACGCTGTCTTGCCAGCGTCCGTGACGAAGCCGAGTTCACCAGCAACAAGAGTAGGATCAGCAGTAGCCCATGCTGTTGCAGTTCCACGCCGAATTTGCATCTTGATCGCCACTGCTAATCCTCCTCTTGTATTAGAACTGCTTCTTGCTGCGTAGGTAATACCCACCAACAACGCCAACTACCAACGCCAAGCCAACTGCCCACACGCTGCCGATGAAGGAACTTAGGTCTGCGAGAATCATGGTGTCTCCTTTACAGCCCGAGCGTTCTTAAACGCCGCATTGAAAAATGGATCAGAGGCTCTTCGGGCTGCGATAAATTCGCGAGCGTTCTCTGGTTTGTTTGGGTCTAGCATATTCGCCGCTAACTCTGCCTCTTGCCGAGGCTTACGAGGGATCCAACCAATCGCAATTCTGATAGCAGTACCAAACCCTGTCTGGAACAAGATAATCACTACTGCTATCGCAACTACCGCTACTGCTATCCAACCTGCCAGTGCCATCCAAGGCGGGGTACGGTCTTCCACGCCCGGCAACTCCGCGTGGATGCCTGCCGCCAGACCGTCAATCCGGGTCGCGCCTGCGACCACCACCGTATCGCCTGTCGCCTGCCCATGATCCATGAGCAGTTGCGCCTCCGTCCGAATCTCGTTGCTGTTGGCACTGATACGGGCTACTGGGGAGCAGCCTGACAGCACCAGCGCAGCAACGAGCAGGCACTTCACTGGCGCGTTTCCATGCGCTCCAGCCGCTTCTCGACCTGCGAGACGCGCTCGCCGATCACACGAATCTGCGCACTCGCGTCAGCGTTGCGATCCTTGATCAGGTTGATGTCACCAGCAATGGTTTCTAATAGGCGTTGCTGGCGATCATCGGACTCCAGCCGCCGACCAACGTAAACGACCGCGCCAAGAATGAGGAGGATGGTCAGAGTCAACTGGGCTTTTTCCAGATTGAACAGTTTGGTTGTGGATTGTGGACTCATGTGTTATGAAATTAGTGAGGAAAGAATTGCTTGGCTGACAACGGTGTATCCATCGGACGGGTATCGGCGAGACATTCGGATTTCAGATGCAGTTCCGTTGGTTGGCTGTCCACCTGTCCACGAACGAACAGTAGCAACTTTAGTTGTCCCGTTGTACTGAGTTACATAAGCCTCTTGATACGCAGGGGCAGTAGTGCTTCCGCCAACAAGGTCAACGGTTATGGTTGAACCAACCCACCAACCATCAGCAGGAACGGCTAGGTTTCCAGTCAACGTCATCGTTGTTGATGTTGTTACTGTCGCAACATTTGTTGCACTGTATGTCAAGCCTGTTGGCGTTCCAGCAGTTGTTACTACTCCTGATCCGCCATATGTTGTGGATAAGGTAAATGTCGTTGAACCATTGGTCGCTGTTATGTAATACTTTGTTCCACTCGTATATCCAGTAATCGTGCCAGTGCCGCCGAGAGTTCCAGATATAGTAATAGACATTCCAACAATCAACGTATATGGCGCAGCAGAGCAAGTGAATTGTCCGGCGGTTCCGGAAATTGCTACTCCAGTAATTGCCCACCCACCAACACCTTCAACTACACCACCAGACAGATGAACAACTATGTCTGATCCTTGGTTTGGCAAATTGTTTAGGCGTTGATAGTACGAAGCACTTCCAGTCCCGTAGGTCATTGCCGAGTATGGCATCAATGCCTTGACATCAACAACAGTCATATCTGGATTAGCCAATGCCATTTGATTTGCAGCAGCCCGAACGGCAATAAGATTTCCAGTTGTGCCAGAACCACTTGTGTCTGCTGAATCCTTTTGTACGCCGACAATTGAAACAATTGCCAAGTCTGTTTCTGGATATCCAAGTGATGACCATACTGCCTTGTACTTATTCCACAATGCAATGTGGGCAGCAGTAAAGGTTGCCCCGGTATCTGCACCATTAATTCCACTGTGGACAAACAACATAACCCGACCAGTTCCGCTCGCAGCAATCTGACGCTCGCGAATTTCTTGAAGTTGGTATTGAATCCACGTTGTCGATGTATCAGTTATTAATTGAGCAATTCGGGTACTGTCATCACCGGATTGATAAGCGTGTGCGTGTACTGCCCATCCCTTAGTTGATGGACGGTAAAGAGATTGACAGAAGAATGCTCCGGGACCAGCACTATACAAACTACCAGTAGTGTTGTAGCCAATTGCATTTGCTGTATGTCCCTTACCATTTGCGGTAAAGGCTGCTGATTCATACACAGTAAATGTTGGTGTTGTTGTTCCTGCTAATGAAATCGCTGATTCAGTAAGTAGTCTTGCAAGGTTATTTGCTGAACCGCCACTGTATACGTTTGGATAAAACGCTCCAGTACTTCCATTAACCGTTCCATACCGAACGCGGAGTTTCTGACTTACGCCATTAGTCGCAAGCGGATGAATTTCCGAAACGTTAACACCAGTACCTTTATAGAAACCGGACGCAGGAGCAGTTCCTGTTGGATCAAAATACAACCAGTCATTAAAGTCTGCTTGTGATGCATACGCCAATCCCGTTGGAGTTCCAGCGGTAGTAACAATTGCTGCACCGCTGTATGACTCTGACAACGTAAACGTGGTGCTACCATTCGTTGCAATGATGTAGTAGGTCTTCGGACTGGTGTACCCGGTGATCGAACCTGTACCGCCGAGGGTTCCAGAGATAACGACCTGTTGATTGACTTGCAAGAAAGCGGCAGTGCATCCAAATTGTCCAGCAGTTCCAGTAATTGTTACGCCACTCAAAGATCCTTGGACCGTTGATGCTCCGTAAGAAGTTAGAACAGTTCCAGTATTCCAAGGTGCATATGGAAGAGCGGCTGCATTGGTTGATGACCCAACGGTTGCTGAGAGTCCGGATTTAAAGTTCGCATCTTTAGCAATGGTTGAAATAGTTCCGCGCCATACGCCATAGAAACGAGATGCTCCACTATTACTTCTGTCAACAAATGGGGCAAGTGGAGTTCCGTAACAAACAGCATTCAAATTACTCAATGCTTCGCCCATACCTGCAAGGTATCCATACCCACCAGCAAGGGCTGATCCGGTATTGCTATCACCAAAGATGATGACATCAAGGCTATTTGTTCCTGCAATGAGATCCTTCAAGAATCGTCCTGCACGATTACTTCCATAAACCTGTGGTCCGCCAAATGGATTTCCACCACTATCAAACGTGTACTGAACTGGAATGTAGACGCGCTTGAGCGCGGTTCCATCAGCAACCGCAGCGTTATCCATGAGGGTGACTGAGTAACCACCGGGCGACAAGACACTCGATGAGTTTGTCAGCACACCAGCAGTGCTCGATACACCAAGAAGCGTTCCGGGAGTCACGGTAGAAGTAACAAGAACCTTGACAGAGCAGATACCACCAAACTGCACCTCAACCTCGCGACCGTTTCCGCCTGCGCCAGCCATCAGACCAGTGACTACGCCAAGGTAGCCCGTGTTGCCCGTCTCTGTAGACACAGCCTTGCGGATGCAGTTGAACACGTAGCCCGTGTTCGCAGCCTGCTGTGGGTCAACGACCGCGCCAGCGTGGATGAACGAGGTGATGACAAGATCACCAATAGCAACCGATGTACCAGACTTGTTGACGCAGGTAACAGTTGTTCCTACTGGTTGAACGCCAAGACGATTTTGAATCGGTGCAAATGTCATAGTCAAGATCCCGTATAAGTTTGAAGTTCAATGTCTGAAAGAAGGCGTGGATAGAACACCACGGAATGGACACCATTATTGAGGTGACCTTCAAAGTCTCCAATCCCCGTAATCGCGTCAGTACCAATATTCATCCATCCAATTGTCGATGGACTGACATCAGATGTTCCACTCGTCACCGTCCCGCCGTTCGTACACATTCGGATTTCAGCGTTAGACGACCCATTGATAGTAAACGCTGTGCAATTGCGCGAACTAGTCAATGACGTTGCTGTTATAGATCCGGTTGTCCAAAGCAAACTGCTAGTAGCCGAACCATTGGCGTGTTTCAAGTGCAAGTGCTTGTTTGCCGCAACATCAAACGCCAGCACTGATCGATCACCAGCACCAACGGCTCCACGGAAGTACCTGACAACAAACGTACCGGGCTGTGTAAACCACGAAGTGAAATTCGTTCCACTCATGGTCAAGCGATCATCACCACGGGTATCCGGTGTAAGTGTGACGGGAACATATGAAGATGCAACAGTCCCGTCTTCTAGTTGTGCGCCCCAAATCTCAACTGAGTCACCACTGTCAACAATTTGAAACGCAAGTTGTTGTTGACTAGCCGCTGTCAACCCTTGATATCGAACCCATTCACTAGTAATAGTTACCGTTGACCATACTGCACTACCAATCGAGGTAGAAACTTGGAATGCTCCAATACCACTTACACGCCGGACCCATGCCGACCAAACTCGCTGCGCATTTGGCTTTGGAGTTGATAAACCGTGAGTGATAGTTGCGTTGCCTGCACTTGCAGTAAACCGAACAGCGTTCGTAGTTCCATCTGGTGAAACTTGACCAGTGGCTCTGGTGATATTTACGTCAGTCCATTGAAAGTCTCCACCAACAGTGGAGAATGTTTGGCTGTGAGTCAGTTTATTTGTAACAGCAGCCTCGATTAAGACACCCTTGGACACATAGGTCGATCCAATGAGTTCGTAAGTGAATCTAGGATAGCCACTATCAACGTATCCAACTAAACCATTTGAACGAATGTACGTGGCTGCACCAGCACGTGCAAATGTCAATCCATAGGTAGATAGATCAACCTTTCCACCCATCGTGCTGAAATCAAACTTTCTTGTGCCAACCGTTTGACCGTCAAGAGACAGAGTTCGATTGCGCTCTTGACGCAATGTGGGTGGGGCAACAGACCATGTTCGATTTGATGACATCATTTAGATAAACGAAACGAGTGCGTTAGCAGCCGCTGCGGTTCCAGTGAAATACAACTCAATAAGTTCGCTACCGCAGGTATCAACAACAATAAAACCAGATGTGCAACTTGTGGTTCCATCAAATTTCTTGTAGTCACCAGCACCACTAGCCGAAAAAGTTATTGCTGGAAATAGGGCTGTTCCAGCAACAGTAATTGCACCACCAGTCGCAGCCGTTGCTGTGGTCTGCGCAAGATTGACTGGAATCCATCGACCAGCAACCTTTGAGAATGACCAACCAATGACGTTCAGAACGATTGCACCGCCGCTTGTGAGGTACAATGGACACACCTTGATGTAGTTCATTGAAGGAGTTACAACAATTGACCCACCGCCCGTAGCAGGTTGAGTAGATGTTTGTACTCGCGCAGTCAAACTACCAGTAGCAACGACAGTAATGTTTGCTAACGATGCAACTTCCATTGCATCTGGAATCGTTTGTAGTGCGGTGACAGTTCCAGCGCGTCCTGATAGGTCTACTAACATAGCGTTTCCTTATGATGGGCTTGGGACGGTGTTTGTCATTACAAACCCGCCGTTGTTTCGATAGTTGTTTATCCAAACGTTTGGTCGCAACTGACCAAAGTGTGCTTGCAGCATCCCGTCCTTGCGTTGCGCAGTACCAAAGAGTGTTCCAGCCTCAATCTCTGCAAGACGCTGCGACTGTTGCCCGTCTTCATACGACTCAGTAATCGCACGGACGTAGAGAACAAGCAATGTTTCTAGATACAGTGGGATTGAGATGACATCCGTGGGCAGGTTTGCAGTCGATACGCGCTGCCAGCCCGTGCGATACGTGATCTTGATCTTGTTTGCCTCCGAACTAGTCGGAGTTGGATAGATTTGCAACTGATACGTCTGTGTAGGAGCAGCATTTGTAGGCACAACCGCC